ACTCGCCAACCACCTTAACTTCGGCGATTGGTTGTAGTGCAAATAAATTGATATACGTCACTTTGCGATCTTTTACAATTCCTTCAATAAGGACTTCTTCGAGACCGTTGATTGTTTTGACTTCATTAATAAACATTATGGGCCCCTATGCCACATATAGATAGCAACATCTGTCTGGGCGCTAAACGTCATAGTTACATCCTCATCTGAATCTCTAAATTTCTCACACAAAAAAGGCCCTGAGAATGCTTTAAAAGCACCAGCTGCCACAGCGTGAGTTTCATCTTGTGTCGTTACCACGGATCCCCAATCATCCTGGACTTGGTTTTTGAGCGTCACATCGACAGATGCTAGGGAATTGTTCACTACCAGGATTGTAGTATTTGGGGTAACGTCGGTGAATAATTGTGTTGCGGTTGGCTCTGTTCCCGTCAAAGCAGGATTGACAGATCCATCCCATGTACAGGTTTGAGCAGTTTTATCAGCCATGTTATTTCCTTTCTATGAGGAATCCATCCCCATTTTTGGTTATTTTGAACATTTTTTCGATCGATTCGATCGGTACAAATACACCTGCAAAAGTTTTAAATGGCGCCCGCTTAAGGTCTTCTACTACTCCATTGATTTTAAGCTCGTTTTTACGCAAGTTTAAATCATATGTATAGGAATCTACCTTTTTAGGCTTTTTAGGCTCTATTTTAGGCTCCTTTTTAACTTCAGGTTTATTTGTATCGAGTATTTTTACATCTGGTTTGGTTTCCATATTGCCTCCTAACCAGTGAACTCTAGTGTAAATTGCCAGTGCTCGATATTTCTCACCTGTTCAATATACTGGTAGTTGATCATGTTGGGAGGATTCATATTTTGAGAGTGCATTTCGCTAAACATCGTATAAACCTCATCAACATAATCTAGAACAGCGTGATCATCTGACACTAAGCAATATAAGTGACAAATAACAACGTTTTTAAAGTTATGTGTGACGGTTGTGTCCGCTGGGTACCCCTGTCCTCCAATTTGCTCAATCGTAATATACGGAGTGTGAGCACCTTGCGGGACTTCGGACTCATAGAATGTCAACCAGTCATATGATTCACTCTTTAATAGGGTTAAAACGTTTCGCAATGCGTCTGTGGGTTTACTATACAGTTTACTTCCCAAAACGGGCCACCCATTTTTTATGACCTGTGATACATCCGGGAACTAAAAAGGGCTGAGCTTTTGTGCCATCTTTTTGAATCTTTTTTGAAACAGCATAGGAAGCTCTTTCTGCTTCCTCTCTTGAAAGACTCAATTTTCTTTGGCACCATAGGACTAAATCTTCAGGCGGGACATAGTGAGGTTTTTGTCCCTCTTCTACTCCCTTAGCGTACTTTTGATTCGTCCCTACAATGACCACCCAACCGTCTTTAAAGGTATAGGATTCATAGTTTATCGAACCCATCAAACCCCCACCTTTCCCAACGCCTCTAGGACATTCTTTTTTTGCTTCGTTTGTGCATAATTGACCTAAAATATTGGCAGGATTTGGCATTCCTAGACCTGATCCAGGAGGAGGAGGTAGTCCGATAGAGGCTCCAGCTTCTTTATAAAAAGTTTGGAGGTCTTTTTTAAACGTGTTCATATTCGGATCACTTTCGGCATGTGAGAGTAGATCATGTTTAAAACTTCTATATCGTCTTTTGAGTTCTGCTGGTAGTCGTAGTTCTTGGAGAGTGCCCATTCAGCCAGTCTTTTAATCGTCATTTGTGCTTGAATCGTGTATTTGTAACCAATCGTACTGGTGTCAATTGGATCTGTGACATCATCTCTAGACACGCCCCCAGTGTAATTCAAGGAGAATTTCTGGGGGGTGCCTATGGTACGTATGGAGGGTACCCGTATATAGGTATCGTAAACGTAGTAATCATCATCGTCACTGTCGAGTAGAACATCGTCGTAATAGAGAGAAGTTACGCTTATAATAGGCAGTTTTTTAGGGATTAGCACGGGACTAGAGTCATGTAACTCATCTGTAACATCGTCTAACTCGCAATAATCCGAATGCGCCCATAACGCAGCCTGTGCCCAGTATAACGCGGATACCATTTTGTCAGTTTGAGCAGAATTGCCTTGCCCTGACATACTCATATATGATTTTAATTCCTCAACGGTGACTAATAGACTCATTTTTTACTCGATTTCTTTTTCTCTGTCTTCTTCACAGGCTTTGTAACGACTTTTTTAGCAGGTTTGGTAATGACTTCTGGTTCTTTAATTGGTTCAACGTTAACGGGTTCAGGCTTGGGTTCAGGCTTTTTTTCAGGTTTAGGCTCTTCGAGAATGATACAGCACTGGTTAATTCGGTGCCATTCCTCCTCTGTAATTAAACCAATCCAACCTACTCTTTTCCGTGCTAGTCGTCCAGCTCCTGGAAGACGGATAGGGACAGATTCTGTTAATTTAATTTTAACCATTATTTGATCCTAATATCCTGGTAACAGTTGCCAGCATCGGGTGCGCTAGGTGCTTCAGCAGAGTAGAGTACTGCACAAACAGGAGGTGCGGTATCGTTGGTGGTCACTTTACAGGCTACGTAAACAAAATCATCATCTAGGTCAAGTGCGTCACACTCTACACTGACACGGGTCATTGCGTTGGTGACAGTTGTGATCAATTTGGCGGTTTCCTGTACACCGGATTCTGTGATTGTACCTCCCTTTTCGGGATAGAGAGATCGAACAGTGACAGCGGTACCATCTGCAGAGGCAATTAAATAATCGCCCTGAGCGTTGTTGATACAAGAGACGAGTCCCGCTGCGTTTGCAAACTCATTGGCGGTTGTATCTGTCGCGCTAGCGGCGGTGTATGTGGTTGCTGAACCGTACTTGGAGTGAGTCAAAATAACGGTCTTTCCGTTCGTCACGGTATCAACTAAGATTGATAACTCATTCGCTCCGGTTCGTCCGGTAATAGTACTCGTAGCAGTGCTTGAACCGTCTTGGTCGGTGATTGCCTTGGCTCCAGTTCCTGATGCGTCCGTAGCTTGCAGGATGTCAATTTTGGCGGTTTTGGTGTCGGTTTGGTTGCCAATTAATAGAGTCCATGTATTGTGCTTGTTGGCTTTAAAATACCGCCCTGTTACGTTTGTATTGGATACTGCTTGAGGGGTCAAACCCATTAAGTGTTTTACTTCATCAGCTGTTTTGTTAATCATTTCACCCTCCTTTAGGCTGCTAAACCAATGAATGGGCTCACAATGGAACCGTCATCACGGGTTATATATTTATCCAACCACGTATTGCCATCAACGGTGTAACCAGCTCTAATAGTGTATAGATCAGCGTTAAATTTGTAATCAGCTGAAGTATCGATCTGAAGAGCAGTTCCAACGTAGGTGACGTAGTATTGGAAGTTACACAACATAATATCATTCGCACTTCCCAGACTAGAAGCTGAGGATGTCCAAATCACGGGGATACCATCTAATCGGCCGTCTTTGTAGACGCGATCGCCATTGGTGGAATCATCTCTCATGGCTCTTAAATAGTCAAAGGTGCTTTGAGAGGCAAGCCAAACATAATTGTTTAACTCGTCCATCATTGCGACTTTTTCCATGGCTAATATATCAGCCCACTTCACTTGAGAAGCGGTATCTCTGGTAACGGAATAAAAAGCATCGGAATTCTGGAATCCGTAAGGTTCTCCGGCTCCCGATCCACTGAAAAACTTTGTATTCTCGTACTTCACAGCGGCACGTTTTAAAACATTGCCCACATAGGCTTCGGCTTGTGCGGCATTTCTACGGAGTTCGTTCGAGATGTAGACTAAACACCCTGCTTTTTTGGGTTCTAGGGTGAATCGTTTAATCTTTGAATCGGTCTCCGTGTAGTCATGCCCTTCTCCGACAGGATAAAAAGAGCCCTCAGAGAAAGCTCCTGTGGAATCCTGTTGTAATTTCAACATTGTCACTTTTGCATCGGGTCGGGTTCGATCGGCGGGGATGTTGAATGATCGAGGTCTAACAATACTGTTGTTCTCGATGTATTCAAAATACTGAGGAATGTTTCGGTCGGTAACCCAGTATCCACCCTCTTCTCCTACGCCAGTGAAATAACCTTTTTCATTCAGTCCACCAACAAAGCTTTTGATCGTATTGGTGGGTTCAGGCGGTTCCATATTGGCATCTTGATTCGCATTGACTGCCAACTGTTTACTTAAATCTGCAAGCTGTTCTTTCATACCAGTCAAATCTTTCCCATACTCAGATTGTAACTGTTCATAACTTTTCTTGGTTGTTTCATCGATAAGCTGTTGTTTCAGCTGTTCGAGTTTTTCATTGTTGTCCATGTGTCCTCCTTAGGATATTCTTACGATTTTAAACCAAATAATTCTGCTAGAAGCTCATCTTCTGTCGCCTCTTTCTGAGGCTTATAGACAGCTTTCTCAAGTTTCTCTAAACGCTCTATTAAAGGGATTATATAAGACTTACGTCCACTTTTGACCCACTCTAAATATTCCGCTTCCTCAGGATAGAGAGATTTTCCTACAGCCAAAGCTGCATCTAGTTTTAATGCGCTGTTTTGCTGCAGGGCTTCTCTAAGGGAAGGGATAGCAACGTGGGAAAGCTCCAATAATTCAACATTGGTGTAGATTCTATCCGGTGTTTTCTCTCCGTACTGTTCTACCCAATTTTGATAGACCAAATCATTACGGTCAGACGTCCACTGTTTCGGCATGAACCCAACGGAATAGGCAGCCATGTTCTGAGAGGCTAGGAAATAGCACCAATCGGCTCTATCATTCCCTTTTCCGTTGTAGTACATGACTTCCACTTGTAGAGAGTCTTCACCCTTCTTAATTGAGAGGGCTTCCCCCACTTGGGAATCTGTCCCGCCGTAATAATCGTGATTTGCCATGATAATAGGATGCTCCTGATAGGATTTTAAATCCCATGCGGAGGCAAGAATGCTTTCGTTGTCTCGGTCAATGGCTTCCGACGAAGCAATAACGGGGAAGATTGTTACCCCGTCTTTTTCGTAGCTTTTTTGTTTTTGTATGTTTATACGTTTCATGTTACCTCCAGTCGTATAACAGAGAACATCCGCAGTTAATTGTTTCACTTGCGGGTCCGTCTCCTGGACCATACATTAAGATTCCTCCAACGTCAAAATATGCATCTAACGGTATAAAGTGATCTGGATTCATCGCTGCGTGCTCTTCTCTAGGGTTTGAGGCTCCAGAATGTAACCATGATTTCGAGTTCATCCCGTTTTGTCTAGCGCCTTCTGTAGAACCTCTGGTATTCGCTCGTGTGGATTCAGTTCTAGCGATTCTCTCCGCTCTGTAATCCATCCATCCGTTAAATTCACCTTCTGTCTGCTCCTCTAAGAGCTTCATTGTGTCAGTTATTCCCAACCCCTCTGATCGTGCTTGTTTGAGAACTCCTCTGACTTTTTCTTGTAATAAACTAACGGAGTTTTCGTAGATATTTTGGGATAATAAAATAACCTGTTGTTCTAACATTTGTTGAACGTAGGGATCTTCTAGGTTAAAAGAAATTCCAACGTTTTTGAATCCTTTTTGACCATAGGCTAAAATAACACTTTGACCAGCTTCATAGTACATATTGGGAAGGTACTGTCTAGCGATAGATTTTACCTTATCTTTGTACTTAGAGGGGATCGTGAGAGTCTTCGCATCGTCAGGGAGTTCCATCTCTTTCAACTCTTTCAAGATATCTTTTTTCATTTGCTTAAAGTAGTCTTTAAATTTAGGTCTCATCTGTTTAGCGAACCGTTCAACTCTATTATGATTGTCGTTTTCGATGGTTTTTATATCCACTTTAAAGGATTTCTTGACGTCAGGCTCTTGGCTAAATGACATCATCTGAGGTTGTTTTGGTTCGTTGCCCCAGCTAACGGGTTCTAGTCCCATGTTAAACCGTACTTCATTGATAGTCATAATGTTTTGTGCAACCAGTGGAGTATATGCTAAGGATTGGCTTAGTTTAGCCCTCTGTAATTCAGGTATATTCACCGTATCAAATTCAAACGTTCCCTTGACGCCTATGAGTGGAATGACAAATTTGTTAATTTGATCGGCTAAAAGTTCAGCTTTGGGAATGATGGTATTTGTGATGTAATGTTCCATAATAGGCTCTTTGTTGTCCCATCCTGATTCCATCCGTCCTAAGACTAGGGGAGGAACGCCAAACGCCATCGCAATTAACTCAAGCGTAACGTTATCAGAAGCCAATTGTTTGAACTGGTCAGGTGACAGAGAGAGAGGTACGATTTTCAACCCAGAATGTAGTATAGGTATCCTTCCAGCGTTCTTGTGTCCTGAATAAATGTTCCGTACCTGTTCTTTTAGGAGATCCATTTGCATTGCTTGAGGGGCTTGCTCTGTAGTCATGTAAGAATTCGCAAACATCCCGTGATCGTAGAAGTTTTGAACCGCCTGGGTCTGCTTGTAGCTTGTGTTTGCGATGTCTAAAACCGACTCCGTCAATGCTGGTTGCCCGTAAATGTGGAGAAATGGGCTGTAGTTGTGAATGATCACCGTTTCTTTTCTCGGAATCTCTCGCAGATTTTGCCCTTGATGATAGCTTATTGTGTATTTGTCTACCTTTGAGATTTGGGCTTGGTCTAATACGGTTAATATAGCTCCATCGTACCACACTACAGCGTAACCTTCTAGTTCGCACCATGCGTAGATAGAATAGATAATTTCAGAGAAGGTAAAAAGAGGATTCTTTTCAATCTCGATTGATCTTCCCAAAGAACTAATCCTTGTCCCATTATGCTGGATACAGGAAGATATATAGATGCTTTTTTGATACGCTTGAAGGGAGTTTTTTATTTCCGTGGGGGGTGTCTCAAGGAATAGACTATCCCCTGATATGATGCTCTTCTGCTCTTTAAAACCTAAAAGCCTTTGGAGTATGTTCATACCCTTGTTATACTTTTTTATAAATGGTTGTCAAGTTTTACACAGGTTTTCCACATGTGGATAACTATAAATCAATCATGATAATCCCTGGTTGAGATGTTCTCCCTCTTGTAGTGACTGCGTAGCGTATTGCGTCCATAGCGTGATCGTTTACTTTGATAGGTTCTTCAATGACCGTCCCGTCCTTCAGTTCCCTATATGAATACCCCTGAATCTCTTTAATAACATTCGGAGAGTCCTTCGTAATGTGTATTTTCTTGTGCCTTAATAGGTCTATACCAGCGTTTACAGAACCTTGTCCCTTATGCGCTGGTTCAACATACAATTTGAGTCGTTTCAATTCCTCGATTCTATCAGGTTCAGCAGCATCGCAGTAAATG